GGTATAGGGGATTTTCCGTACAACATTTGCACTGCGCTATACAAATGCTGTACCGGAAAGTGATGCCTTAAAACACACTAGTCAATTAACGCGCACTAGTAATGTTAAGTTTATTGGTGCGGCCTGACGCACCTCACAACGTCAGGCCGCTATATCGAAAGGAGGAACTGTGCGGTTGGTTACATTGTCATTATATCACGAATGGCTTTATTTGTCAAGAGGGGATTACGAAATAACAGCCTCTAGCCGCTGCAGGAGAAAGTCCATTGATGAGAATTCCAGAGCTGGTAACAAGGAATTTTGCTGGCAGTATTAACTGCTGTGTTCCGGTTGTTGCATCAATAGATACAACGTGAGAATCGGTAACTGATCCGCCCTGCAATAAGATTGTTCCAATCCAAACCTCATTTGCGGTACTATCGGGGCTTGCCTGTATGAAAATATTTGCTTCAGTATAATTTGCAAAGTCATCACCCGGAATTCCGAGGTAGGGGGCTTGTGCAGTAATGCGCTTTAACATTTTCATTCTAGGGCCGATTAAATTATCAACGTAGGCTTTGTTTGCGGCTTCAATTTCTTTTAGCGGAGTTGGCACCATCACGCTCACGGCGTTGCCCATATCTACGGCAGAATTCGCGCCGCCGATTACAACGGAGCCACCGTACCCCGTATCGATATTCACATGCCGCGCAGCGTGGATATCAACGATAGGTGCCTCAACGTCGACCGTTCCCTTTCCTGCAGTAATGTCGACGTCCGTTCCACCGTGCACAAGGACGTTCGTAGTTGCCTGATACGTCGAACTTCCAGTGTCGTTCACATTGATGTTCTTCACGCTAGTGTTTCCAGTGATCTTAACGAACTCCGCGTTCGCAAGAACATTAGTGTTCTGATTCGCCAGCGTAAACCCACCAGCAACGACCTTCGTCGCATGCCAAAGATTGCCAGCGTTGTCGACGTAATATCCACCAAGCTCACCCTTTGGGATCAGGTTCTCGGCATGAACATCCACCGTATTTTTGGTATCATCAACAGCGACCGTGATATAACCGCACGTCACACCGCCGGAGCTGCCGTGCGCGTCCACATACTTCTTTGTAGCAGGGTTCGCGTCCTCCACGGGTTCCGCCACTTTGGTTCTTGCGTTGGTCATATCAACATCCACTTTATCGAACGTAGTTGGACCGTGTATATTGATATCTCCGGTAATAGCTACGGCGCCACCCTCGATATTCACAGCTCCGTTTTCGCTGGCGATGATTTCTACGCCAGTCGAACCCGTGATGTCAACGTGTTTGTCCGCTACTATCGCGATACTCTCCGGGGTATCAATTGTCACGTTCCTGTCGCCGTGCAGATTCATCACTTTGGTTCTTGCGTTGACCATATCGACATCCACGTTTCCAAACGTCGTAGGTCCGTTTATTTCAATGTTGCCAGCGATTGCCGTATTGCCCTCATACACCGCGACGCCCGCGGAGCTTTTGTCGAGAATGCTAACGCCATCGGTGCCAGTGACTAGGGCCGTACCGCCGCTGCGGAGTTCAATACCACCCGTAGCATTCACCGCAACCGTCTGTCCAGCCTTGAGCACGACAGGGTTATTACTCTGCACCGTAAACGTTCCGTCAGCGTTCTTCACCACGGAATTCTGATCGAGGAAGAACAGCGGCCCCGTGAGCGTACCGCCACTTGTCTGAATATACTTGCTAGGATCGACCTTGTCGACCTGCTTCTGAATGTTGGCAATGTCCTCGTCCTGCTGCTTGAGTGCATCAATCATCTTATTGATGTACAACCTCATCTTGCATAGCTCTTCCTTGTAACTCAGCTCATCCGAGAAGATCGTCGGCAGAACCGGCAGGCAACAGAATCCCAGCTTATTAGGAATGTCGCTCATAAAATACCTCCTTACATAATTGCAATGCACCACTGTGACATTGGGTAACTGCGAATATCAGTGCTTTCCGTGTCGGACGCAAGCTTGATTTGCCACGCCTTGCCGCCCGTGGCCGCAATGGGAATCGCGGTAACGCTGATGCAATCGTCAAAGCTGATGACTTCAAAACCGCTCTTTTTGACAAGCACAACTCTAAACGTACTGTTCAATGTATCACCACACTTTCATAAACAGGTCTTCGAGTTCTTCGATGATCTGCAGGTCAATGTTGACGAACGTGCTTCGGTATTCTTTCAGGCGCTCCGCAATGGACGCGCCACCATTCACGCCGGAAACATGTTCGAGATATTCATCCGTGCTTTCTGCGTTTTCGTTAGACGTGTTAACATTCTGACTGCTTCCTGTAGCCTTGCTTGTGCCGCTGCCTGTTGCATTCCCCGACCCATTGTTGGATACCATTCTAGCGTCCGTAAGATAGCGGTCATTCAGTAGGCCAGACAAACCACCCTGCGGAGTATCGCTGTACTTGTTGATTTCGCTCTCCGTGTTCGTGTTCGAGGATTCGGACGTTGTGGAGGAATCAGACGTCGAGGACGTTACGCCCTGACTGTCAGTCTGCGTCTGTTTCGTTCCCTTGCCGATTTTCGTTCTTGTGATATCTATGTCATACAGCGGATTGAATTCCAGCAACTCCGACTTGTACATCTGGTTATAGTACGGCATGATCTCCGATAACTTCTGATTCAGCCGGAGTTTCCAAAGCCCCACGGTTTCCATTCCGATTTCTTCCGTGTAGTAGGCTTTGAGAATCTTGATTTCAAGTGCAAGTCGGTAATTCTCATCAAAGATAGGCCAGTCTTCGGAGTTGAAGATTTTCGGTGCAGCCGCCCTAACGATTTCGTTAACCTTGCTATAAGGCTGTGATTCCGTATAGCCAGCTTCGACCTCGCAGATATAACGCAGCTGCGTTGTGTATTTACTCATCTTCATCACCCCCGTCCGGTTCATCCATAAAGGATTCCGGCGTCACTTCCTCGCGGTAACGAACGGAAATACTTGTTCCGAACATCCGGTTAACCGCGTCGCATGCCTGCTCTCTAGCAATCAAGCCGGAGTATCTGCTGGCAATCGTGCCGCCCTGATTTGCCTGAATTTCCAGGATGTTAACGCGTTCCTTCTTATCCGCGCCGTGATTCGCAATTCCGAGGGCTTCCATGGCGTCGTTCCAAATCGTCTGTTTGAGCTGCTGCAGAGCGGGTGCCACTAGCGGCGCACCAGTCATCAGCACTTTAACATTATCAGCTATTCCCTTTTTGCCAAATATTACCGGGAAGTTCCCTTCATACTGCTTATAGGCGTTCTTCAGGGAAAGCAGCGTATTGGAATCGGATTCGATGAGCACCGGCGTTTTCTGTGCGGATATGTTAACGTCAATCGTCCTGTCGATATCCGCAAGCCGCCTAGCGAACATTCTGCACATATTAAGGGAAGGGCTGTGCAGCATGTTATTATAGCAGATAACCGAGTCTTTGTTCGTTCGCTCTGCGTGATACGTTGACACGGTAGATTTATCCGTTTCGTTGACGGAGCTAACGCCGGGAGTAAACGCCCTGCGCCGGATCGGAATCTTGTACACGTTGAACGGGCCGCTAATGATAACCGGGAGAGCCAGCATTCCGAGGACATCATCGTCAAAGAAAAGCGCAAGGCCATTTTTGAACAAGGTCAACTCAAGGAACCGTGCGTCCACGCTTTCCGGAAGATTGAGCCATTCGTACCGGGATAAGGACATCTCTAGCAGCCGATCATAATAAAAATTGTAGGTCAGCTTATTAAATGCATCAGCGGCCAACCACTTTTTGAAGCTATCACCCATTAACTCACCACCTCACTATGTTCGGGATTCGTTGCGCCGGGGGAGTTGTCGACGGAATAATCTCCGAAATGATCGGTCGTTTTCCAGAATGTAATCCCCCGGTCATACACTTCACAAATTCGTTTTTCTGCGCTTGCCGGGATAGAGCCATCAATAGAACAACCGTTTGTTTTAACGTAGTTGTAGAATGGCCTTGTCCCGATATTCGGCTTTTTAACGGTGTTCGTGGCATAACCGTATTTGCGGAAATACATATCAACCCGTTCTGCAGCCTCTGCCGTTAGATGACGGATTCCATAATGGAAAGTCATTAAATGTGCAGCAGCTAACAAGTTGTTATTTCCACCCGGCGTCCCGGAATCTGCCATTGTAGAGGCATCCCATCGACGAGCAGCAGCCCCGACGGCCTGTGTTGCACCCGCGACTGCACCGACATAATTCTGACTAACAGCAGACATTAACGCCATGAGTGCACCACCAATGAACTGAACAGCGTTAGCGCCGCCCTGCTGAGCTAACCATGCCTTGTATGTGTCGCTAGTCGTACCGCATTGCGGGTATCCGGATAACGTCATGCTTTCAGCGAAATTTCTACCTTGTACCGTTTTGAAATTTTCGGGAACAAGCATAACCGTAGGATTAGGCGAGTAATCCCCGATCAGCTGGAAATACAAATCATTCGAGGAAACGCCCGGCGTGAAAAGCTCCATCGGATACACCTTTGTATTTCCGGTGTTGTTCGTCACCCACAAACCCCAGTACGGGTTTGTGTATAACTTCTTGCACTGCGGCGTGTAACTTTTCCGCACACCAGCCGTTGCAGATTCAAACGCTTCATTGTAATGCCGTAAGAATTGCAAGCGGTAGTTTTTAACTGTAGATAATGTGTCGGGTACAACTGCTCCAATTTGTGCGAATAGTTCGGGCACAAGCCCAAATGCCACAATTGAATTGGCATCCACACCTGCACCGGATAAATACGAACGGAAGGTATTCAAGCCTTGTTCTGTGAACGGCTGAGCATAGGCCCACAGCATTGTAGGCAAGCCACTGACAACGTGCGGGCTTGTACCATCTGCCCACCAAGCCATCATCCACAAACTGGATAACTTTGTCGGGACTGTTGCACCGCTGAATGTGTAGCTGACTTCGTCATAATAGCTAATTGTGTATTCGTCAAAGCTAACAGGCTCCGGCACTAGGTTCTCTCCGATGTTATCCGTCAGCGGATGCTCACGTTCCACAAAAACGTCCCGGATTTCGTAATCGCCCAACCACGTCTGAATGACGTCGATTTCATAGGTAATTGTGGACGTGTTGTTGTTCACATATTCCACGTCCGTGATGAACGCATAAAATTTCTTTACGTTACCTGCAGAATCCTTGAAGTTTGTATTCTGGAAAATCAGGTAATTGCAATCGTATAGATTCTCTACAGGCAACTCGACCTGAATTCTACCGGCGCCGTATCTTTGGTAACTCTGTGCATTGAGCGTGTACTTGATCCATTTGCTGAACGTTGTGAACTGATCCGCCTTGCTCCCGAAATACATGGTATTTTTGTAGTCCGGTTCACACGGGCAATCCTTAATGATATAAATCGTGGTATTCGGCACGACATATTCAGCCATTGTATCACCACCTTTATAATGAGTGGAGGGGCAATGCCCCTCCGTTTACTGTTTGACGAGCGTCAGCGTGCTGCCGAGCACGACCGTGTTGTCAAGGCCGTTAGCCAGCTTGTATGTTGCGCCTGCCATCGTGGCAACCACGTCATACTTATAGCTTGCAGTCTGCGCGGACTGCGGCAAGATAATCGCACCGTAAGGATGCACGGCAACCAGCGCCTTAGTCATCTGCTCCGTCTGCACCAGCTGGAAATTCGATGCCTGCAGTCTTGCCGGATCGGCGCCAGTCAGCGTGTACACCTTGTTACCAGCCTCATCCTGCGAGTATCCGGTAACCTTCAGAACGACGTTCGCCGGGGCGGAAATCGTGGCGCCATCATCGACGAACACGACCGCGTTGCTGAACGGGGAGCTGGAGACGATCTCCCATCGGTTGTAGAAATAGTTGTTGTACAGGCCGCTGCCAACGTAAGCCTCAGACATCTCATTCAGCGTGTCGTAAATCTGGAACCATTCCGCATCGACGAGAATTGCCTTTACGTCAGCCATCAGGCCGAGTTCTTCAGCGGTAACTTCTTCGATGTTGGTACCAGCCGCGCGGATATCATCAAAGCGGTCGTTGTCGAACGTGGTGAAATCGTCGATGAGAACGAGCCTGCCGAGGAAATCCGCCTTTTCCATGTGGAACGCCGCCGCAAGAACTTCGACGTCGAACTTCGCGTTATACTGCGCATCCATGAAAATGTACTGATCTTCACGGGGAGTGACCGTAGTCACGCCAGCCGCATTGTAGTCGTTTTTCATGAACGTCAGCATATTGGACGTGCCACGGAATGCGGTTGCTGCGTTCTTAGAATCAGCCGCGTCGAACGCGACGGGCTTCATCTTGCCGTGCGAAACGGCCTTGATGATCAGGTACTTGACGAGCAGGAAATCATCATACTCTGCAGCGCGGATAACGCTGTCGATGATTCTGGAAATCAGGTCCTCAACGCCGGAAATCGAGGTGAACGCCTGCCGGAGGTCTTCCCGCTGGACGGTGACGGGATACTGCACCTTCCAGTTGATCAGATGGAATGCGGACCGGACGTCAGGGATCGTGCGCTTGAGTTCGCGGGAAGCCGCCTTCTCAGGCGAGAAGTCGCGCGCTTTCGCGATCTGCACGAACACTTCCTCGACCGTCTCGCCGGTTTCAAGGAAACCCTTCTTGAACATGCGGTACGGGTTGTTGAACGTGGCGGACCGGATTCGGACGAGGGCAATCTGATTGACAAGGGCGCTCAGGAATTCGTTGGCAAGATTCGGATATCCGAAAAAGACATCGCCGACCTGTCGGACGTCATAGTTGGTTGCGACTTCAGGCACCTGATCCTGATACTGAGCGGACGCATTCGCGCGAATGGTATTCAGGATATCAATCGTGGAAGCGTTCAGGGTGGACACTGCAATTTTTCTAGGCATTAAATCATTCCTTTCATAAAATTATTCGGTCTTGAACAAGTCCGCATACGACCGGCGCTTCGGCTCCGAGTCAGTTTCCTGTTCTAGGTCAAGCTTATCAGGCGGATTGTAAAAGGTGTCTCTGTATTTCTGTCTCCATTTCTTATCGTTGTCTGCAAGCTGCTGCTTGTAGTCAACATTCTCAGCGCCTGCATCAAGAGTGTCGGAGACATCTTGCAGAAATGCAAGCGTATCGTCGGAAGTATCATCATTCGGGATGAATTTTTTCAAGCCGTCAAGAACTTCCTGTTTTGTTTTGATTGCCACAGTGTTACCTCCTCATGTCCAAGCATTCATGGGCATCCAGATTTTCAGTTTTCGGGTCGTCGGTGTAGGCGTGGGAGGATGCCCCGTGAAATATTCGTACCAGTAAGCGGCGTTGTCGCAGCGGTACCGATATGAACTCGCTGCGGCCCAGTCAGCGGGTTTTTCGTAGCACAACTCAAATGCGCCTGTAAGGTTATCGAGCGTAATTTGGCTACCACCCACATAGCCCAGTTTGAACTGTTCGAATGTGATAAAATAGAAATTACGGATATCAACTCCTATTTCGGTGAAATTGTCATTGTAATAATCGAAAAGCCCGTGTGACCAATTCTGCGGAATCGTGTCACGCATATAGGCCGTCTGAGCTGCGCCGTCCAGTGGACTGCCGGGACGATCTGCGAAATTAGGCTTATACCCGTCCGCTGCGTATTTGGTTGAGTTGGTGCTGTTAATGTAGGTATTTGGCGGAGTAAAGCCGGGAATGCCGTAGCCATGTTTATCCGACGTTGCCCAATCAGAGAACTGTGCTACCGTCGGGATATTATCACCCTCCCAACGCCAAGGGTTCAACCCCGATTCACCTGCGCCATTTCCAAGCATAGCAGCGATAGCCCCGATAGACCAACCAGCCGCCGCCATAATGTTCGCCATCTCTGTGGCGTTTTCCAGCCCTTCAGTGCTTGTGCGGGAATAAGCCCCCGTGGCTTTCGCATGCCATGCCAAGACTTTTCACCACCTTTCTTTTACTGATTCGTTTTCACAACAAAGGCCGGGTAGCCTGCCGCGATCAGCTTTTCTTTCATAGCCTCCGCATAATCGCGATTTTTGAATGCCCCGACCTGCACGCGGTAGATTTCCGCATTTCCGGGCGTGCCCCCCTCTACGAACTGTACACCAAAGCAGTCACACACACCTCTTGCAATGGCGTCCGCAATCACGTCGATATTGTGAACGATCCAGTTTGCTACACGCGGGACATCGTGGAAGTCGACCTCGACATAAACCGTAGGCGCGTGCGGATCATGGATTTCGTACAACTGCGGCTGCGCTGAAATGTTGGAGCTAGTGCCGGGAGTAACGGCGTCGAGCTGCTTGAAGATTTTCTTGCTGTACTCATATCCGAGTTCCCCTTCAGCAATTCGCATACACATTACCCGAGTTCCAGTCACGGTGCCGTTAAAAGCATTGCTGTGAAGCGGCAAGTGCAGGTCTGCACCCCACACATCAGACTGATAACACTTCGTCGCCAAACGGGCCTGATGCACGATCTTTACCTCAAATCCGCAACGCTGAAGGATCGGCGCCAGCTTTTCCGCAAGCAAGCCCATTTGTTCACCTTCGTTCGTGTTACCCGCCGCGTAAGTGTTTTCAAACTGATCGGACGGACTAATGAAAATCTTTTTAGCCATGGTTCAGCTTATCAACGAGCTGCTGCATCACCAGAGTGTTGTTCTGGATTGCTTTGGCAAGTTCGGAAATTTCATCCTTGTGCTTTTCCTGAATGACCTTAATGTACCAAAAGCACATTAAGGAAACACAAATGGGAAATCCGACCTGCGTGATAATGTTAAGAACGGTCTGAACGTTAATAGCCTTTCACCTCCTTTAATGGAATCCTACTATCATTATATCACACGCGTGCGATTTGTCAATTGACAAAAGGCGCGAATGTGTTATAATAAGTATAGGTGGTGTATTTGTATGGCGTACTACGACGGAACAAAACTGCTATCGATGCAGGATATCAATGGCAAGCGCCCTGAAATCTATTTGTGCACGACGAACCGAACCGGCGGTAAAACCTGCTATTTTTCGGGTATGCTTGTACGTCGCTTCAAAAAGACGCGTGAAAAATTTATGCTCATCTACCGCTACAAGTATGAACTGGAGGATTGCGCAGATAAATTTTTTAAAGATATCAGAGGCATTTGGTTCCCAACAGACAACATGACGTCAAAGCCCATGGCGGTTTTTAAAAAACTTTTCTTGAATGACGTGGAATGCGGATATGCGGTATCCGTCAATCAGGCGGAAGCTGTCAAGAAATATGCACACCTGTTTTCTGATACCGGGGCTATGTTCATGGACGAGTTCCAGAGCGAAACAAACACGTATGTCCCGAATGAAGTAAAAAAGTTTATTTCTATTCACGCTTCTGTTGCACGTGGGCAAGGCGAACAAGTCCGTTATGTTCCGGTTTATATGTGCGGGAACCCGGTTAGCCTGCTCAATCCTTATTATATCGAATTAGGCATCTCCGAACGCCTCCGAAAGGAAACACGTTTCCTGAAGGGCGACGGCTTCGTGTTGGAGCAAGGTTATGTGGATTCCGCAGCTGAAGCACAAAAGGGAAGTGCATTCAACCGGGCGTTTGCAAAAAACGAATATGTCGCCTATGCAGGTCAGGGCGTTTACCTGAATGACAACGTCGCGTTCATCGGTCGGCCGGAGGGCGTTAACAGGTATATTGCAACGCTCCGGTATTGCGGGAAAAATTATGCGATTCGGGAGTATCCGCATCTAGGCTTTATGTATTGTGATGATAAAGCAGATGATTATTACCCTGTCCGGATCACGGTAACAACGGAGGATCACGAGGTTAATTATGTGATGCTCAGGCGTTCCGACGCAATGCTTAGTCAGTTCCGGTATTTCTTTGAGTTAGGAGCTTTCCGTTTCAAGAATTTGTCTTGCAAGGAAGCCGTTCTCAAAGCGCTTGCATATTAAATAGGTATCACCGGAGACTATACGCTCTGCTCTGCCCGGATCACACAGCTGAAATTATGCTGCCGGGACAGTTACGGATATCGTGAATCCCTTTGTGTAACTCTCCGATTTTGATACGGCTCCCACATAAGTGGGAGCCTTATTTTATTCAGCTATTTTATCCCGAGCATTCCGATATTATCAGAGAGTTCCTTAACAAGGTTATAAACGGCTCCCAACTGAGCGTTAACTAAATATCCGCCCGGCGTTCCAGTTGCTAACACTTGAGCACCTGCAACCAGTTTCATTATTTCGTTAAGTTTTTCGCGTACTTCGGATTCACGCATTGTCTTCACCCCATTTTTGCATAGTTGAGCAAAGTTCTCGCAATCAGTTCCAGAACATAGTTTTCGTCATATCCGTCAACAGCGGCAATTGCATCTGCTTCCGCAATCGATCGAATACAACTTTCAATTACGTTCCGCTTCAGCATTTCCATTTTCTCTGCTCTGTTTTCCTCCATGTTTTTCGCGCCCTTGATCTTTGCAATTTTCACCTTCATTGTTATACCCCCTTAATATATTCAGCTCGAATTTCTTTGTAGCTTTTCATTTCCAAAGTGGTCATACTTGTTACGTAGTTCAGCAAGTCGTACCAAAATGGAAACTGATGCTCCACTTCACTCCCGTCTTTGCATACGACGGTTAGCTTAAACTGCATTCGCACGGCGCTTCACCTCCATCTGTTCCCGCAAAATGCATTTTTTCACAGTCTCGTCATCAAGCCCTAGGCATTCGCATAAAAAGTAATACCATTCGGACTTAAAAAATCGTGCTACCTCCGTGCGATTCTGCGAACGGGCATACATAGACTTATTACCGCGCTCTTTACTTCGAGGTTTCAACTCTTTACTGCAGCGCACATAGTCTTGGACGCCCACCTGAATAATCGCAACGGCTAGACGCTTAGCCTCCATGTCTGTCATTATTATCACCTCATTTCATATGTTGTCGCGCACAGCAGCACCCCGCCGGGAATCGTTCGAGGGAGCAGCTTGCCGGGGACGGTTAAGCCTAGTTTAAAATCCGTGATCTCTCGTTTCTCACGCAAGAAGGCAAGCTCTTCAGGCCGGTACTCACTTTCGGGATCATCTTCCGTTGGCTTCCATCCCTCAACGGATTTCAAAAATAGCTCTTTGCAATGTTTCGGCATGCCCGCACACTTCACATCGTAAAACGGTTCGTCAATTACTTCCCCATCCTCGGACGTGACGTGCTCTATGTACGTTTTCTGCCGGACAAATAGCCCCATATCCCATCCACTTTCCAGCTTCCAGCAACAAAAATCACGGTCGTGGATTCTCATGCCGCGAACGGCGTCGCGCGGGATATCCATGTGACAACTGTCGGTATCCGCATAGATAAAACCCGGCTCGTCTGGTCCGTAATAGTTGGCCTGCGCCGCCCGAATTGTGAAACAGCGGGCATAACTTGTGATAGCTGCGCCTACGGGAATATACCCCGGCTTTTTGTCGTGGGCCTCTACGATGGTATACCCGATACTGCGATCCGGTTTCTGGTATGCGACCTTGAAACTACTATCATCCCCAGCAGCTAACTTGCCATACAGGTTATTAAGGTACAATTTAGCTAGGGTACGTTTCGCGCCTTTTGATTCTTTTTTGATTTTGGCGTACTTGTCGATGTAATCATCAAACAAGCCCTTTGCCGCGGTAAAATAGCAGCCGTCGAGAATCTCAAAATCCGTTAACTCGTAATGCTCTTGCAGCAGACGGAAATCCATCTCTGTAAGCGTCAACTCTACAATAGCTTTCCGGCGTTCCCCGTCGGGTGTTGTTATCCATTCACACATTTCCCCTGTTCTGCGGTCGTACACGTCTGATGTTTTGAGGGATTCTGTGCCACGATACCAGAAATTGCCTTTAATCTGCACAAACGGCAGCTTATCAGGCTTTATCCGAAATCGCGTGCGGATTCTCACATAAAAGAAACTGTAGCTTGCTTGTGCTGCCGGAGGTATGAGATTCCCCCGCCAAAAGGTTGGCATTCCTATTGGATACTTGTTTCCTGACATGCTGTGCATCATGCTAGGATACAGTGAGTTGACATCTGCCGTCGTGCCGTTATGATAAACGATATTACGCTTTTCCGGTACGACATAGCACCAGCCGCCACGGTATGCTTTGCGGATATAGGCGTCCATCGTCTTAGCGCCGTATACTTCGGGTAGCGTCTCTGCCGTCAAGTCCGGGAACCACTTTTTATAAAAGGGATAGCCGACTATTTTTTGATACTCAGACAAGCAGCAGCTTCCAATCGTGAGTTTCAAGTGCCCATCAGCGACCATGATTTCAAGTGCTTCCTTTACAACTAGCACGTCATTTGCGATATATTCACGTTCTTTCGGCGTGATCTCGCAACCGGGGTAGCGGAAGCCCTCATACTCCATGTCTAATTTTTGGTGGGCCGTGCCGAAACTCTTGCCGATCTCTTTAACAGAAAATGGGAGAAGCTTTAGGCTGTCCCTAAATTCTATGTATCTGCCGTCAATTTTGACACAGATTGTATACCATGCGCCCATGTCAGAAATGCTATATCTGATTGTACCGTTTTCCATGTCTTTTTGTCTCTGAAATCGCACCTGCTGCACATCTTCTACATCATCAACCGCTTGTTTGTAGCCCGCCTGAATCAATAAGAAGTCCAGCCAGAATGCGCCGTCAAATTTTAAGTTATGGAAATAGCAAACGATATCCCCCGTGATCCTACGTAGACCTGCCCAACAGTCCGTGATGCTATGATAGATTTCAACATTCTCGGTAAACAACGGGACAATGGCAGCCGCCCAAACGGCGGTATCTTTTTGCCCCTCATAGACGGTTGTTTCAAAGTCACCAACCAAAAATGTTTTAGCCCGGCTTTTCAAACGGCATCACACCACCGCCCCGTAAAAAGTCATCCATGCTAATCACGCCGCCCTGCACCCTTATCATATCGCTAGCGCCTGTCGTGATCTCAAGCGTTGTGTCAACCGGTGCTCCGCGCTCCGCGTCATAGTAGCCACTAGACATACCTCGCACGGCGTATTCATTGCTAAAACTTGAGCCGTCAGCAGCCGTGTAATACTCGGCTTCTTCAGCAAGCGTTTCAGCTTTACCCGGTGAGTAATCCCCAAGATTTGCGTCTTTGCCCATAATGAGCCGCACAAAGCGATTCAGATTAAATCGTGCTTCTTCAGCCGTATGATAGTATTTGTAGAGCATCTCGTCGATGATCTCTTGCAGCTCTACACCATTGTTTTGGATTCTTCTAGCTAACTCCGCTGCACCTAATTCTGATTCCGCCGCGTTCAATACTCTTTCGAAAAAATTGTGGTATTGAATGGCTGTTTGCTTTGCGACATCGTCCCAACGATATGACGGAGTAAAGGCTATTAGTGGGTCTTTTAGATTGTCGATGATATTTTGATAACTAGCGGCACGTGCTTCCTGTCGTGCTTGTTCCGCTTCCCGCTTCGCTACTGCCCTCTGCGCTGCTTTGGATGCCCGACGTTCGGCTGCGCGCTCGGCTTGTGCGTTGCGCCGGGCTTCCGCGCGTGCCATGCGTTTATACGCTGCACGCATAGCCGCTTGATAATTCTGCTTTTTACCACTGACTGTAATCTGCCCGGATTTTGTCGGCATCCACTTGCCGCCACGCTGCGGAGACGCCGGGACTTGATTGCCACTATCATCCGTGTAGTATGCTCGGCTATACAGTTTTTCCGGCGTCAGCTTTTTCAGGCGCTCAACGTCTCTCTTCGTTGGCTTTGCCTTTTGCTCCGGGATATCGGTTAAAAAGGTAAAGCCGCGCTGTTCTGCGGATCGCATAAACCGTTCAATACGCCGCAACTCTTTGTTATATGGTGCCAAATTTTTCGGCGGTTTCGGAGTCGCCATATCATCACCCCCCTTATTTAGGATTAGGCCCGGCTGTTACACCGGGCCTTGTGGATTTACTGTGCGTCAGGGTCGACAGGCATGACGCAATCGGCAAAAGCGGCCGAGAAAGTGGGCTTCTCGCGGGTCAGAGAACAAGTGATAAACTCCTTGCCCTTGTAATTGTTGGACGGCTTTCGATATACTCTGATGCTGAAACCGCTGGTAATCCCGGCATCGCTCAGCTCATCAACAATGTTTTCCAACTCGCGTCGGAACGTATCGCCGCCGCACACGAATTTCCGGCCGTCCGGATCGATCACAACGCATTTTTCATAGTCCTTGTCCTCTGACTTTTCGTTGTGGATGCCGAGGATCAAGTGCTTTGCGTACTCGATCACGACAGGCTCCTGCGCCGTTGCCTCGTCAAGGGGAATCGCATCCCCCAAATCCTTGCACATGACGCGCTCGTAGGCGTCAAACTCGCCATTAGATTCGAGGATCTTGCAGTAGTAATTCTGGTTAGCCATAACGTTTTTCCTTTCTGCTAGTTTATTGAGATAGCCGCTCTGTTATTATGTAAAGGAGTTGGCCCCGTTTACAACTTGTTATTGCCGTCACGGCAATCATAAATCACAGCGTGGGCGACAAATTCCGGGATGGACATCCGATATATATGCGTCTCCGGCGACGCAACTTTCACGACACGCAGCGGTTGAATGTGCGGCGGTAGCTGCGGACGAATCACGCGCAAGCGCTCTAAGTCCGTTTTGCTGCCGGACGGGATTGTGATTGTAAACGTTTGAATCCTGCCGCTTTGTTCGTTTGCTGCGCTGATTGTGACGTCTTCCGTGACAATCGTGCGCGTTATGGACGGTTTGCGGGACATTAGGCCCCACCCCTTTCCATCATCCCGATTAGCAGGGCCGCGAATCCCGTGGCGGCTGCTGCAATACCTAGTGTATGCAATAATGCAAACGTGATCCTGTCAAACACTGCCTTAGATTCAAATGTTGGTGCAACTGCAGAGCATGTTACTGATATCGCAATCAGTAACACAAGCGCGGCCAGCCCTACGGCGGCCCATAGAATAACGTTCATTTATCCAAACTCCTTATGCCTGACTACGTAGTCCGTCCGAATCATATGTTATGCAAGATTGTGGCATATTTTCAAGCCTTAGCGGCGTTAACCGCAATGGTCGCGAAAACTCACCTAGGCACATAAGCCTATCATACAACGCTTTATTTTCGCGCAGCACAATCGCTTCTTGTCTCTTCAGGATGTCAAACGCGTACTTAACGCACCGATCAGCAATCAACTTATACACTAAATCTAATGTTTTTGTATCATCAACGTCAGTATCCCATGCTAATCCAGTTAATAGATCAACGACACGCCATTGTTTCCGCCCGTTTTTTTCTGCACGATAAATCCCGATCGGCAACTGATGCCCGTTCAGCATCTCCAACCCGTACAGATAACCAGAAACACGACTCACATATTTCATCGATAGGCCATCCACACCCGCTACAAACCCGTAGCGCCACACTAAAAACTCTTGTTTTTTCATTTCTCTTATTCCTTTCGTTTTTTGTTTTGCTGGACTGCCTTCGTCAGCGCGTCGCGGCCATTCGACGCGGACGCCCGGAAACGGGCGTTTCGGCAATCAAAATTCAAATGCCCGGAGCTTCTTGATAAGGCGGTGACATTCGTTCGCATATTCATAATGTGGTGCAGCGGTTTCTTGTTCGCCGGTATTCCACAAATGGTCTGCGTAAAGCCCCTCGTGCTCCTCCGTTTGCTCAAGCGCATACAGTAGCATTTCGACATCTTCATAAGTTAATACATTATTGTTTTTCATTTCTATTATTCCTTTCGTTTGTTCTATCTTTGTGACTTTATTCTATCACAGACTCATCTAATTGTCAAGACTCGTAACGCGTCATTTACGAAAATTTATCATCTTTTTTCCCACGGTTTGCGGTCTATATCGATATGGCAGGGCGTTAGCGGGCGCTCTGCCCGAAATGCCTTTAAGGCTGCTAGAGCTTCCCATCGACCTTTCCCGTCCCACTGCTGACGGGATAATACAAGCGGCTTGATACTCTTATCAGAGTACACCCGGCGCAACTCCATAACGTAATAGATGCCGTTGTAACGTGGCTCCCGTGTAAAATATAGTTCCTCTTGATAATCCGATACAAGTATCTGTTGCGCACGGGTATACAATTGTGCTAGATAGCCCCGCGCGTCGGCTGCTAGGCTTTCGGCCTGCGCGATAGCGTACCGCGCAGCCCGCTCCGCATATTGCAGCGCGTCAAGATCGTGGAGTTCATCCGGGTGCGTGGCGTACCACGTCACACGGTGTTCTTGTGGGCGGCTCATGCTGTCAGAGCGGCGCGGCCTGCGCCCGTAAGAAGTTCCGCGCCGTACTTGCTGCGGATTTGGTCAAGAGTTTTTTTCCCGTTGCCAATGGGCGCAGCGTCTGCCGGGTGCCAATACCACGCCTTTTTCCGCGATGCAAAGCAGAATCCAGCGGCGCGGAGTGTCGCGCGATGCGGGTACGTGTTGCCCGTTACCCACAGCCAACACCCGCAAAGCTCTATGATAATACCCTGCAAATGCAGAAGGCTCTCCACGGCTGCGCGGTATGCGTCCGGGGTTTCACCCGCGTGCGGCGTTCCTCGCTTGAGTTCGTCAAAGCGCAAATCATATTCATTGTTGATTGCTTTCATCGTTTCGGCGTTCCCGCCAACGTCGGGATGATGCAGCTTGATCAAACGGCGATACTCCGCGCGGAGTTCGTCCAGATTTTCGCACTTGTTAAAATATGTCATGTTCGTTTCTCCTTATTGTATTGTTTTCCGGCCTGCCTCGTCAGCGCGTCGCGGCCACTCGACGCGGACGCCCGAAAAACGGGCGTTTCGGCTTTCAAAATATGAAATCGCGTAACCTTGAAATTACCCGGCTACACTCTGCCGCCTGTTGATTGTGGTACGCCGCCGTATCGTTTTCCCCATCGTTTTCAGCTTTTTCCGCCCGTTCCCTTTCATCCATTGCCCTCTGCGCTAAAGCCGTTAAAATAGTTTCAACGTCCCGATAAGTCAAAATGTTTTCTTTTTTCATTGTGTTTTTTCTCCTTTGTTTTGTGTTTTGTGTTTGTTTTGCTGGACTACGCCCACATTATAACCGGTTTTCCGCACTTTGTCAATACCCGTAACGCGTCATTTACAAAAATTTTTGAAAAATTCTCAAAATCGGCATTGTATCCCGCGGCAGATGTGATACAATATAATTGTAGTTGACTGTATCAGCGTTACAACGGACAGCCACCCCGGCAGG